TAGAGGCAGTAACCATCAGGATTGGTATCAAGAAAATTCTTAACGACAGCGAGAGAGAAGAAAGTCTTTCCAGTAGAAGACTCTCCAGCAATAGCAGTAATCTTATTCCCAGATACACCACCAAATACGCTACCTGAAACCAGTGCGTTAAAAATGTATGAACCTGTGTCAACATATGTTTCAGTCTCATCAATATCAGATGCTAACTTAGTAAAATCATCACCAATTTCTTTTACAATATCTTTAAGAAAATCCATCAATTATCTCCAATAAAAACATAATCTGAATGTTGAGATTTAAATATCTCCACCGCCTCTTCAGTTTTAAAAAACTTAAAGAGTATTGTGTTTGGAAACTCTTTAAGGGAATAATTTACTTTAATCATCATGCCGCCATCCCGTATTGTTCACGAAGAATTTTTTTATAAGGTAGGTCTTGCTCACGCAATTCCTTTACCAATTTAAGTTTTTGATACAGTGCAGTATCTCCACCAAGGTGCATTGCACTTACAATAGTGGCAAGTTCTTTATCGTCGATAGGAAGATCCATTATCCAAAAAATAGTTCCAAGTTTACAGTTTTTTCTACACTCCAACCAATAGCATCCAAGATTGCTTTTAGTGGTTCGACAAAACTCTTTTCAAATTGTAGTTCATAGTCTATGTACTTGTCAAGATTCAATTCCTTAGGAAAATCTTGAATAAATGAAATGACATTTTCGTGAATGATATTTGGTTTTTTCAAATAGAGAAATTTAATCTTTTCTCCATTATTAATTAAGGAGTACTTATTTGTTAATTTATTCTCCTTTATATAATGATTGAAAAGAAGTGCTCCCCGACAATGAATGGGAGTTCCCTTCACATAAATGTCTGCATGAGACTTGTACTTTACAACATCAGATACTGATCGCGGAAAAGCAATTTCTTCTGGAGGAAGTTTTTTAAATTCCGATCGACATTTATCGATAAAGTCAATCACATCATCTTCAGTTCCATTCATCATAAGTTTTAGACCATCTTTAATCATCTTACGACAAGGGGCAGGTGTAGATGATTTAACTGCTTCAATGCCCATCATCTTCAGTTTTGGTTCAGTATATTGAACTCCCTCACTATTCCACACATTGAGAATGTAACGCTTTTTCGCAGTCCAGATTCCACGTTCAGCAATGTTCTCACGCTTCATGAACATTTTTTGTTCATATGCCGAAACATAATTCGCAAGTTCCTGATAACTGGATTCGATGAATGGTTCCAACTTCTCTTGGCAGATCTTGTCAAGTATTCCAACAATCGCTGCTTTATCATCAGACTTATTACCAAAAAATTTAGTAACAAGAGGTCCAAGGTTAAGATAGATGCTGTCAGTGTCGGATGCGATAACATAATCCTCCTCCTCTGTTTGCAAAATCTTATTTAGATAATCGTTCATCTTGTTCTCTATCCAGCGGATAGAGACTTGCCCAGAGAGTGTAATTGCTTCTGCATTCGCAAGTTTATAATATCTAAAGTACTGGTTACCGATAGCGCCATAAGCAGAATTAAGTTGAATCTTACGAGCCATCTGGATATTGTTGCACCGTGCAATTTCCTTTTCCAGATCTTTTGTTTTTTTCTTCTCATACTCCTGTTTAGCAGCAAGCATCTTCTTCTTATAAATGGTGCGATCTTTATAGATCTTCTCCATCAGTTCTGGAAGGAATCCACGAACATCTTTACGGTACATAGCACCATTGGCACAGACCGCATAGTCCTTATAAAACTCAAACTGAATATCTTGGTTTAAGATTTTCTCAACAGATGCGCTGGGATGTCTTTCCTCACAGAGGGTCTCTGGTGAGATGTTGTACTGCATAATAAGGTGAGGGTAAAGACTATTAAGGTCAAAAGACACAACCCAATCATACTTTCCAGGAATCGGTTCCTTGACGTAGGCTCCTGCATACTTAGAATCTTTATCAGAACGTTCTTTGGGAGGAATGACAATATTCCTTTCCTTTAGATAGTTATAAATGATCGTATCCCACATACGAACTTGAGAAAATACGTCAGCATAATTTGCCTTAGCATCATACGCCATAACGATTGCAAGTTCAATAAGTTTCATCTTATCTTCCAAGCGGTCAACAAGTTCTACGTCAACGATGTTGTACTCTACAAACTTTTGCCATCCATTAGTGTAAAAATCCTTAAAGGTATCAAACTCACTGTGATCGAGTTTCTTTTGCCCAAGTTCTACACTAGCAATATAATCTAGGCGATAAGATTCCTGTGCCTTATAAGTGAACTTCTTATAAAGGTTAAGATAATCAAGTTGAGTGATACCACCAACATCATAAGAAATGTGCTTACGTCCAGCAATGAATGTTTCACGTTCTGTAACCAATCCCCACGGCGAGAGTCGTTTCATCAACTTTTCACCAAGCACACGCTCAATACGACGAACCAAATAAGGCATATCGTAAAGTTCGCTATTCCAACCAGTAATAACTTCTGGAGTATTTTCCCCAATCATCCACCAGTTGATGAAGTCATTCAGAAGATCATACTCATTATTAAACTGCTTGTAATAGTGATTACCTTGTTTTAGTTTGAAGGGTCCTTGACCCCAGGTAATGATTTCCTTTGTACTATAATCCTGAATTGTAATAAGAAGAACTTCTTCGGCAGCAGATTCTACATCTGGAAATCCATTCTCAGATTTAACTTCAATATCAATAGTAGTTAGTTTAATCTTACTAATATCAAACTTAATTTCATCTCCAGGATAATTTTCGGAAATATATTGATAAATGTATCCAGTATTTCCGTAAATATTAAAGTTTTCTACACCATCATACTTTTTAACGAACTCTCTACAATCACGAACACTACCAGGTTTAATTGGTTCAACATATTCACCTGTTAAAGTTTTGTAATTGGTAGGGCGCTTTGACGGGACAAAAAGAGTGGGGTTAAACTTTTCACGGGTCATGAAATGTTTACCATTCTCATAACCACGAACCAAAAAGTTGTCACCTACCAGTTGAACATTGGTGTAAAATTTCATCAGTTGTTTTCAAATAGCGTCGGTCGTGCTCAAAACTCTGGTTTGCCCACCTTTCTATCATAGCACCCTTTCCAGTAAATTCCTCATATGCGGTAATAAACATTGAAAAATAATGCCAGAATTTATGGGGGATATACTGGGGGGACAAACAAACAAAAATATGATCAAAATTATAATCTGGAAAAGTGTAATTCTCCTTCTCAAGATTATAATATTCTGATATCAATGATTGATTGGCATGATTCCACCTTTTATTCTTACTATTGTAATTGCTGATCCAAGTATAGGATTTCAATTTTCCCTGAGATTTTAAGTATGCAACCCAGTTCCCTTCATTGACTCTACCAGATGCAACTATCTCCAAGTATTCTTTTTGAAGACTATCGTCACCATTGAGAATGTCATCAAAATCTCCAGCAAAAACATCATCATGGTGATCAATGTTAATCAGATCAATATCCGAAAAGTTTTCTATTGCATACAAGATAGAATCGTGAGTGTATCCAAAAGAAACATTCTCACAATTCTTAAGTGCTTTGAGAAAAACATTATAGCAATACATCAGATTTGATGTATTAATATTAAAGGAGTTATCATTGAATGGAGTATGTTCGAAAAGAGTTCTCCATCTAGTTTCAGGATTTCCATAATAAAATATTCCATTATATATTTCAATGGAAGGTTCCATTATATAATCAAGATCAATGCTCAATACTTTCATATTCTTTAACTGTTTTTAAATTGGGTTCAACAATAGTTAAAATATTTTCAGATCTGAGCATTACTTTATTTTCATCAGAAAAATCAAACCATTTTTTCATTCCATCAGAAGTTATTTCATAGAAATCACTAATTTGGCAATTAGGATCTCCCAGTTCTGCAGAAACTTCTTCAATCTTTCCAATTAAAATAGTTCCATTCAAGAGAACTAGGCATTTAAGCATCGTCAGAATCTCCGACTTTCTCAATGTAAATGTTCATAACTTCTTCGATTGGATCGCACATGGTAACAATCTGCGTTGGTGGAACCAAAAACTGTTTATCAATCGAAAGATCAATCCAAGGTTTGAGAAGAATAGAAACAGATTCTGAAATATCTTCAGTCAAAGTTTGCGCCTCTTGAACTTCAACGAATTGAGGATCTGTAAGTACATACCCAATAAATTGAATTTTACCTTCAATCTCCCTAGTTGCCTCACTTGTTTTGGCAATAACACGATCCCCATTAGCGAGAACCGAAATCTTAATGTTGTTCATTTTAATTATAAAACCTCTTAAAGATTATAGCAATAAAAAGGGGAGGTGTCAACTGGATTTTGCCAGTTACCTCCCCGTGGCATAGCGCCGACGATATTCAGTTTTATTTAGAACCAATCTTTACGTTGATGATGCTCAGGCACAATCTTACCAAGAACAATACTCAGTAACCCATCCTCAAAAGTAACTGATCTAACTTCCGTGTCGTCACTGAGAGTCCAGGCTCGTGTAAACGAGCGTTGAGCCAAACCCTTGTGCAGGTAGTTAGTTTCCGTTTCTTTATCCTCTTTTTGACCCTCAATAAAGAGTTTTCCATCTTGCGTATAGACATTAACTTCTGCTTTTCTAAATCCCGCTAGTGCAAGTTCAAGTCTAGATTCTATATTACTGACTTGAACTAGATTGTATGGAGGGTAATTTGATGTTGTTTCGTGGAGGTTAAACAAGCGATCAAAATATTCATCCATACCAATACTATGTTTATTTATTCTTTCAATCAGCGCAGGAAGATCCGCAGAAGTATACCTTGTGAGGTTGGTCATTATAGTAGCTCCTTTAAAAGCGAGTTTGTGTTTTGTGGACCCTTATGGCATCCAACCTTATTTATAGCATAGAATATAAAAAAAGCGGGTATTAAAACCCGCACTTTTTTATTCGGTAATTTCTACTTTTTTCTTCTTTGCCCCGATATTGTATTTAGTTTCCAGAATCCAATCACCCTTGTCCTTATAAGCAAGGACTTTGATTTGGTTGAGTGGAGCAATATCTTGAATCTTTACTATATCAACAATCTCAATCAAACCCCAATCTGCAAGAAGTTGTGCAATGCGATTTCGACGCTGCACATCATTTTGCGTTAAATTTGCATGTTTACCATCAAGGGCAAACAGTTCCTTAAAGTGAACGAGATAATATCTACCTTGCTTGTGTAAAATATGGCAAGACTGATAGATTTTCTTTTCCTTTCGTGATGCGACTCCGATACGGGTCAAAGTTTCACGCACTTTCAAAAAGTCATCGGGTTCTCCAAGAAGAACCTCAACCATTTGATCAGGCGTCCATTTTACCTCAGTTTCTTGAACGACACTCATTGCTTCCTCCAGTTTCAAATTTCGATTTAATAAAATTGATTTGTTCTTTGGTAAGTATTTTCAAAGCCTGTTTTGCCTTTTCATTACTATAACCATAATAACGTTTGACATAATCAAGATCTTTGATCTTATCTTGTCGGATCCAGGGAGAAAATCTCTTCTTTTTCCTCAGACTATTTAGATAAAAATCATATTGTAGTTTTTTAGGAAGGAAATGATATTGGTTCATTTCATTAGCAAACATAATGGCATCTAAATGCCCAGAGAAGCAGCGGTTCACAATATAAGGAGGATATTCCTTCTCAAGTGAAGGATCTTCATCAATAAGATTCTCCTTCGTCTGATTGATCGAGTTTAACCAGTCCTTCAATTCCATAATTAAAAAGTAATAGTTCCTTACGTTTCTTTTGCTCTCGCATATATTCGCCAACAGACCTCATTGTATAAGTAAGGTCAAACTCGGCAGCACTCCACTTGGGATCGGTGAATCTATCCCTAACAAGTTGATCAGAATTGTAACTAATCAACTGATCAAGACTACAAGCAGAGCAGTCAGCAGCAAACCTATCGTGATCAAATCCTTTGTGCATTGATCCCTTACGCCCATAGAGGTTATCCTTAATATCATAAGGAGGATCAAGATATACAAAAGCATTACCTTCAGCACCAAGTAGGTAATCATAGGAGTAATTAGTTATACGCCACTTTTTGATTATTTCAGAATAACCTGGCAGTTTGTCAATTCCCCTGAAGGAGAAGTTTGAGTCACTTGCTTGGGCGGAGAATGAACTGGATTCAGTAAGACCTGAGAAAGAGCATTTGTTAACAACATAGAAGGAAACAGCACGGTGGAAATTTTCACTGTCTTCCAGAGGTCTTGCAAGATATGCTTTGGCGTCAAGGAATAAGTTTTTAGCGCTTGTAGGATCAACATGGCGATATTTCAGTTGTAGCAGTTCATCTTTCATCTCACGACCAAACATCTGGAGTTGCTGCCAGAAGTTCACCAGAGGTTCATACAAATCATTAACCCAAACTTTCACATCTGGATACTTTTTAGTAATGTGTATTGCCACACTACCGCCACCAAGAAATGGTTCGCGGAATTCACCATACTCTCTCAGGTCAGGAAAGTATTGATCCATTTTCACGCAAGCGCGTGATTTACCCCCTGGATACCTGAGGGGAGTCTTGTGTGATTTCATAATCTTTAGGGTGATACTTCAAGTATTCGAGGAAGGTCATTTTCATTTCCTTCTTAGTCATACCACAATGTTTTGCGGCAGCAGGTAGAGTCATTTTAGCACGAAACAGTGCCTCATTTGCTTCCGCCACATTCTCGGGAGTAGTTTTTACTCGTGGTTCTACCAACTTGGTTTTATCGATAATCAATAGTCCCATCAATATTCCTCAATTCGGTTGTAAGTGTATCAAAAAAACGGTTGATGCTTGATGCCATAAGACGATATCCAGTGCCAACATAGATTTGCCCAAGCACTACCGAAACAGTGGCAACTCCCCAAAAAATGTAATAGAACCTAGACTTAACCTGGTGACTTTTGTTTTTCATTATCAGGTAATTATTTTTTTTGTAGAGGTAGAAGGAGTAATCAAAGAAGAGAACATCTGTTTGTAGTTATCAACGATGTCTCCATTAGGATCTGTAATGTAGACAACATATCTACGAGTGATCTCTAACGGTTTGTTTTTTCCATCCAATAAAGGAGACCAAGGAGCAAAACCTAATTGCCCTTGACCAGTCGGAACGGCAACAATGGGATTCTCAATTACGATAAATTCTCCATTCTCTTTAATAAGGTCGGCAACTACATCCTCACCAGACCACATTTTGATCAATCTAACGTTCATTTAACTCCAGTCTCCATCCAACGAATTAACATTTCAGAAACTTGTGGTTCACACTTTTGAGCAACTTCATGTATGTACTTTTTCCTTTCCACAACCCACGCATTGTGTGCTGCATCTTCAGTATCAAATTGCCCAATTTGATAAAGTTTTCCATACCTCTTGATCCTGGCACGGAATTTATGTCTTTCCACAGTAACTCCTTTTTTAAGACCATTTTCAACTTTGGCATAACTACCCTCAGAAATTAAAGTATTAATATCTGGAGAAATGAAGATACAGGTATCTGGACCATAAACTTTATTTCCAGGAACTTTCAAGTCTTTATCAAGGTTTTTACCTTTCCAATCTTGAGATTGCATCCACCTCTTAAAGTTAGAAAATGTATGCCATTCAGTAACTACAGTGCATCCAATATAAGGAGTTTCGATACCTGGACGACGTTTCCAATCTTCCATATAGCATCTGCTGATCATGTTCTTCCACGTACAATAATATGGACACATGACCCTTTTGCCGTTGATCAATGGGTTAACTGGGTAGTCTGCATCATTAATGCCGACTCCACGAATAGGTTTTTTATTCATTTGAATTCACACTCCACCATAAGTTCAGTTAGACAAGCAAGCATATTTATTTCTTGATCCGCCACAAATGCTGCCTGATACTGATACTTAGCAAGCACAAGCACAGCAGCAGGAACGCTATTGTTTTCAAGGGATGTATAACAAGCATCGTAAATACGACGCATAAGTACAGTAGTATCATTGTCCATATTAGATACCACCCACTTCCGAACTTCGGGGAAGTTCTTTTCTTTGAGATTTTTAACGAGTTCATTTACAGCAACATCAGAGAAAGTAGCAAGAATACCAGCATCAATCTTTCCACTTACAGAATAACGCTGACACTCATTCAAAACACGACGCCAATCTGGGAAGTGTTTATTGATGAGTTCTACCAGGACCTTGTTATCATATTCAATGCCCTCAGCACCCAAGATCTCTTGGAGACGCTTGAAGAACTGTGCTGCAATTCCTTGGCGGTCTTTTCCTTTGATTCCAAACTCCACAACGGCACATCGAGAGTGGAGGGGCTCAAGGATTTTGTTTTTGTAGTTACAGGTGAAGATGAATCGGCAGTTGCCAGCAAACTCCTCAATAAACGCCCGTAGGCAGAGTTGTACGTCGTTGGACGTGTTATCTGCCTCATCAATGATGATGACTTTGTGTTTAGCAGTTGCTGTAAGCGATACGGTCGAAGCGAAGTTCTTCGCATTGTTTCTGACAGTATCAAGGAATCGACCCTCATCGGATCCGTTAATGACATAAACATCTACTCCAAGTTCATTACACAGTGCCTTTGCAACCGTGGTCTTACCAATACCTGGAGGACCAGCGAGAAGCATATTAGGAATCTCGCCCTTATTTAGAAAGTCCTGAAATGTTTTTTTAGTTGTTTCTGGAAGAATACATTCTTCAATAGTTTTGGGGCGATACTTTTCAACCCAAATAAAATTACTCATGTTCAGATAATGTAATGTTGAAAGATAAGGTTTTCCTTACTTCGTCACTTAAATGTGGGCTTACTCCATGCAAAGTATATGCAGGAAAGAAAAGCATGTCTCCAGGGACAATATCAGGATACCATGCATCTCGTATATTTGCAAGCTTTTCAATTAACGGTGGAACAAACCCCATCATTCTATTTTGAAAATAAAATCTTGCAAAATCTTCTCCAGAGTTTAGGAATAATACTGTAGCAAAATCACAGTTTACATGTCGATGAACTTCCTGGAAATAATTACGCTTATAAAAATTAATCCAAGGATAATCAGTTTGAACACTACCATTCCAACCAATTTGCCCACAAAATTGCTTAATGGCAGGATTTAAAATAGGTCTCCACTCTTCTCGATCTAGAGAAATAGTTTTAACAATACAATTAGTACCCCAATTATCTTTTTGGATTTGACTATTATTGACTTCAATTTTGTCAACCTTTGATAGTATTTCCTCAAAGTTTGGTGGTCTAACTTGTATAAAGAAATCTATTGGAAATAGTTGCGTAATCATATCCATTCTGGTTTTTTCAATATAGAGGTAGGAACAATTTCCAACCATTCATTCCCATCAAAAATATACAACTTATGTGTAACCTTGTCAAGGAAAACATCACCCTTTTGATAGGTCATACCCATTCTGGTTTGCGTTGGGGCATACGAAGATAGTTGTCTTTCACCCAAGGTTTGGATGCAATATACATCTTATATGCGTCAAAGGTAGAAATACTAGTATCAAACTTGTATTCCTCAGGCATTGCACGTGCAAATGGAGTCACTTCATCTAGTCTACCTTTAGGGAAAAGGTAATAAGCATGAGTCAGTGTCCCTTCACAGGAGTGTTGTTTATTATAGCGTAGAGTATACTCTTGGCACAAGTTCAATCCCCACTTGATGAGCCAATAGGTATTGTCCACCGTCTCTGCCGCCCATTTGGTACATGGGTGGTTGCGGAAGGCACCTTTTTCTGTCTTGTAGGCAGTGCCGTCTTGTTTGGGAAGAACCCCATAATCATGATACCAGGAAGAAGCAATAATGCTAAGCATCTGGCAGCACTCAAGCGGCATCTTGACAATGTGTTTGTCAGGAAGACAGATAGCACTTTCAGCAGGGAAAGGATTCGTGACAAAAATATTCATTCCAAAGGTCGAGTAAATGATTTACTTACGATGCTTTTGGAGTCAAGCATCATCTTCATGTATTTTACACCCTCCTTGGGTTTCGTGTGATCCCCACAGGTGAAAATGTCACACACTGCCATACCCAACTCTGGCCAAGTGTGAATGCTGATATGACTTTCAGCAAGCATTGCCACACAAGTGACACCCTGAGGTTCGAACTTGTGTGAGTTGAGTGCTAGCAAAGTAGAATTACACTTGACTGATGCCTGGTAAACAACATCCCTTACAAACCTTTCGTCATCTAAGAACGATTTGTTACACTCCTTGAGTGTAAAGAGAATATGTTTCATCATCCAAAAGTAGAATCAGGTTCCAGGGCAATGTAATATGTCAGTTCATGATTCTTAGAAGTAAATCGAGAAAGAAGTTTTTTAGAAACCACTACTTCATAAGTTCCAGGAACAACTTTAATATTCTCAACCTTAAAGTTGAAAGAAAAATTATCTTCCGTTTCACCAACGACAATGGCAAAATCATTAGAAGTATCGTTCTTTTTATCACGAACCACCAGTTTCACAACACCATTCTCACCAACAGCGGAAAGATCTGGCAGTTGATAAACTGCTGCTGCTTTCAAAAGTTTTTCCAGTTGATCCGTACTCACTTCAAAACAAACATCTTGGGAGGGAAGTGTAATCTCTTTCTCTGGTGGAGTAATAATTACATTAGGATCTGCGAAGAAATACTTGGATCGCATTTTACCTTCTTTGATTACCACATATCCATCATTGGTGAAATCCAATTCTGGACTATGATGCAAACTTAAACCATTCAGAAACTGGTTCAAATCATAGATGGCAAAATCTTTAGGAAACTCTTCTGCGATAGTTACTTCGGCAAGAATGTTCTTCATAATAGAAATGGTACGAAGTTTTTTACCATTCTTGAACACAATTGATTGGTTAATATTTGAAAAATTTTTGAGAAGAGAAATGGTTGAATCGGAAAGTTTCATGTAATTTGGACTCAGTTTCATTGGTTGTAGGTTTCACGTTTTGCGTTCTTATCATTAAAATGCAACAACAGAACGGCATAGTGAAGGATCTTCATGATATCACGGCGGGCACTTCCCTTCTTATCGTAACGGGAAGCATACTTGAGGATGTTACTGCGGCAGAATGCTTCACCATCTCCACATGCTTCGATCAGATCAAGGGTTTGAATCTTGTCATCGCCTGCAGAGTAATGCTGTGTGTAAGTACCAGAAATATAATCTGATAGTTCTTTAAGGATAGTATCTTCGCTATACTTATATCGACGGTTTTCTGAAATGTTCATATCAAAGGTAATAGTATCTTGTCCAATTCCATACATTGAGCTGTATGGAATTGATTGTGCGGCACCATATGAAATGGTATCAGTACCCTCACCACCAAAAATAACAGTTTCTGGATTCAGAAGGTACTCATAATTGTCTTCACCAAGAGAATCAATCATTGTACTCAAAAAGTAAACTCCAAGTAGTAAATATTATATCAGAAAGGTGCCTTAGGCGCAACTTCTTCGGTAGGAAGTTGGAAATCTGCATCCACTTTATCATAGAGCTCAATGAATGCCTGCTTGGTTTCATCGTCAAAGCGATTGACACACACTTGGATTGCCTTTGCCTTGTCTTGGAAGATGCTGTAGGCACGGATGATGTGGACCAGGCGACGGGTGCTAATGATCTCCTCAATACCACCGTCATAGAAGGTCTTGCGGATGATATCACCCCAGTCCACCAGGCGCTTACAGAAATCACGGTCTTCCACGCCAAGATCCAGAGCGATGCCTTCAAGGATCTTCTGCTCCGTAGCAGGGGCAGGGTAGGACTGCTCAAAGGTCACAGGGAAACGCTCCAGGAATGCCTCGTTGAGCACGTTGGTGCCGATAAAACGACCATCTTCAGATCCCTTACCTTTAGTGTTGGCAGTGGCGATAACGTTGAAACCAGCAGCAGGTTTTACAAACTTGCCAATTTTTTTCAAGAACACACCCTTACCTTCAAGGATGGATTGAAGGCAGAGGATTTTATTGCTAGCAAGGTCAATTTCATCGAGTAGCAGGATTGCTCCTCGTTGGAGTGCTTCCACGACAGGTCCGTTATGCCAAACAGTTGCCCCATCGACAAGACGGAAACCACCAATAAGATCGTCTTCATCAGTTTCAATAGTAATGTTTACACGAATCAATTCTCGCCCCAATTGAGCACACGCTTGCTCCACACTGAACGTTTTACCGTTACCCGAAAGACCCGTAATGAACGTAGGATAAAAAAGATTGGACTGAATAATTTTTTTAAGATCAGCAAAATTACCAAACTTGACGAAGGTATCATCTTTTTCAGGGATGAGATTTTGTTCTACAAAAGGAATAGCAGCAGGTCCTTTTACAGTTTCTTCGAGTTGCTCACGCACCTCTTGGATAGTCAGATTCCACTTACCACGACCAGTCTTAAAATCGTTGAGTTTACTAGTGACCGTTTGATAATTAGAACCATTCATAGCACACCAGGCACGGATATCAGCAGCAGTCACAGACTCTCCATACACTGCTTGGAGAGAAGTGCGAATATAGTCAGCGGTGATGGTCATTGAGTGGTTTGTTTGAACTAAAGTTATTATAGTACTAAAAAGGGGGTCAGAAGACCCCCAGTGGACAGTTCTACTTCTGTCCACTCATTCGATCCCAATCGTACTTCATTGCCTGAAGTGCCCATGCCTGGGTTAATGACTTAGGACCATTTTTTAAAATATTAATCTGATAATCACTCAGATCACTCTTCATTTGCAGGTAGTTCTGCTTCCACTGCTGGTTCATTTTTAGGTGCCTCAACTTTACGTACTGGTGCAGGTGCAGATACTTTTTTTGCGGATGCGACTGGTTTTGGTTGCAGTTTAGGTGCAGGTGCAGGTTCTGGTGCGGGTGTTCCGAACGCCAAATCAGTAAATCTTCCCATGGTTAGTTAATTAATCTTCGTTAGTGTTTTGATTATTTAGTTCTTCAAGAGCTTTTTGTTTCTTTCTTTCTTGAGCTTCTTTGTATACTCTTTCATTTTCAGCAACCTGTTTTTCTTTCTCTGCTTGGATTTCCAGTAACCTTTCCATATCAGGATATTTCACCATTTTAATTCCAATTTTATCAATCATAGGAGGAAAGGAAATTTCCTCAATGTTTGGTTGTGGTTCTTGTGTCATAATTGTCAGGCAATAAGTTCTATAAATTCTCCAAGAATTTTTTTATTCATCTTCTTGGACCTAAGACTCTTCACAAATGCAGATTTGATTTGAGTTTTTGTTGCACATTCAGCAACTTCAAATTCAGCATCCTGTGCCAAAGCATTTGCCGAAAGGCCAAAATATTTATGATATCCAGAAGTAGTAATAGTAAAAGACTTATTCTTCTTCCAAGAATTCATAGTTTCATTGAGAGTTTTTCCATAGTATCCACAATAACGCCGAATGAAAGATCCCGAATCTCTACTCTCAAGAACACGAATACCAATAAAGTTAATATCCTTGAAAATATCTTTCAGGTTACGGAGAAGAATATCAGTAAACTCATACCACTCACAATCAAGAGAATATGTATGACCGATTTTACGATCCCTAAGGAAAGAATTATTTCGGATAGATGCTGTACCCAAGAAAGGTTCATCTTCCCAATGTCGATTCAATTCACGATCATATTTTGACATACATGCTTCACCATCAGTCAGAATCACACACTGAACTTTTTGCAGTTTGTTCTCTGCTTTAAATTTGGGAAGAATTTGATGTAGAGAAATTAATGCTTCATTCAAAGGAGTTCCAGAAAGACTCATCCCATAAGGAAGATAATAATAAACGTAGTGATTAAAAGAATATGCAGTACGGAAGATATTCTTCATGTGAACTTCAAGAGTTTTAGAATTTACTTTACTACTTAGAATATTCATCATAGAAAAGTAGTCTGGGACATGAATTTTTCCATGCTTCCTCTCATACGCCCAATCACGTCCCTCTTTAAGATCAAAGCGAGGATAATCACTAGTAAAGGCATAAACTTCGAAAGGAATACCAACTTTCTTACAGAACCAAACCAGATTATAAAGTTGCTTAATGGTATCCATCATCACTTGTCCCATCGATCCAGACCAATCCAGAACAAACACGAGACCGTGATTCTTACCGTCAGCAAGAGTAGTTACCTTCTTGAAGAGATCTTCGCTGTATTTGTAAGTGTGAAGTTTAGAGCAGTCCAGAACACCAGTGCGGGCAGTGGTAGCACGAGCATATGAGTCTGCTGCCTTGCGACACTCAAACTCTTTCACCAGATAGTTGACTTCTCTTTGAGAAGACTTTTTAAATTCTAGATATTTTTGATCAACAAGATCAAAGATATCACGATCTTTTTCATCTTCATACTTTTCAAGAGAAGAAATCCATGCTTCCTCACATCGTTGATGGATTTCAGAATTTGGGATAATAACTTTATCCAAATTAAGTTTAGGAATTTCTAGATAAACAGTCTCTTCCGATTTTTTATCGATAAGATCCTTAAGTGCTTCCTCAAGTGCTTCCGCAGTTTTCACTTCTGGTTCCTCATTGGTTTCACCACCAGCAGAAGTAGGTTGCTGCTGTTGTTCAGCAGTGCCACCGAAAGAATCAGTTTCGCCAGGTTGCTCCTGTTCACCCTCATTCTCACCCTCAGGTTGATCGGAGAAATCAGAAGCACCTTGATTAGAACCAGAAGTCTGAGACTCCAGATTATCCATAGGAGTCTTGGTTTCTTCTTGCTGTTTTTTCTTACAGAACTTGTAGAGGAATTCTGCGGCAATCAGAACATCAGAGAAAGTCTCACACTCACCGATCATACGAACGATGGGCATCTCATCAAAATCATCAAAAGGAATTTCTACAAAGTTACCAATCTTGTAATGCAGATTGACCTTATCAGCAAGATTGTAAGTAGTAATATCATCATCACCTAGTTGAAAAAAGTCTTCATCAGCAAGTTCCTGATACCCACGATAAAATGTTTTAGAAATACCAGCGTAACGGCGTTTCATCATTTTTTCAATACGAACATCTTCAACAATGTTCACAAACTGAGGTGGAACTTTATGTGTCTTCAACCAATCCTCATCAGGAGTATAGAGAGCGTGTCCAACCTCATGTCCAACAAGCATATCATAAACATCAGAGCTTGCCTTTTCCCATTTGGGAAGGGTCAGTACACGGGTATGAACATTAAACTGTGCAGTCTCAACTTGACGATGCTCAACAACCAGATCCTCAGTGGCAAGCAGTTTAGCAAGTTGTGACTTGATTTCGTGGCGAACGGTCATCGGTCTGTTGCGTATGGACCTATTATACAAAAGAACCCCGCTGTTTAGGCGGGGTCATGTGACGCTTTTTAAACTGGCGCAGTGCTTCGCGCCGAGATCTCATTGCTTGCGGTTTAAGTTTTCGTTTCTGATCTTTCTTGGAATGGTGCTGCCAGTTTGGGGTGTTCATTTTCCTACTGCAAGAAGTCCTAATTCGCTAAGATATTGTAATGCATCTTTAATGCCACCAATGTGCTTATAACCAATGCTTATCTGTGGATATGTTACTTCTGATCCAAACTCCATACGGAATTGTTTATCACTGAAATCTACACCAAGTAAATACTCGTGAAACTCACCCCCAAGTGCTTTAAGTAGCATACTTATGCGTTCACATTCTTGACTTCCGTCAGAATAGATTACTGCTGTTAGTTTATCGGTCATTTTTTCTAATAACGGAAATTACCTTTTGATCTGGATACATTTTAGAAATAACTTCATGGGCATCCTCATAATCAATAGCATCTTCAACACTATGATAATTTATACAATATTCATCAAAGTCCCACGTTTGTACTTCATACATAATCAATCACGCTGTCTCCAGTCATCTGGTTTGTCTTGATTAAACCAATCCACAATCTCATCAGCACTACCAAAACCAGTGCGATGATTGGATGGATCGGGGTCACCTAATCCCATCTTATTCATGAAGTCGTCCATGCTACCCTCTTGCATATCAGGGTTAGCAGCACGTCCTCTTGCTCTTTTAAGCATCTCTCTGGCAGAAGTATTTGCTTTACACAACTTCTCTGCCCAGATCATGTCTTCTAGTTTAACTTCTTCTCCATTCGCAATACATTTACAGATAAATTCCAGTCTTAGTCTGTATTGGGTCGAAAGCATATTATTTATCCGATAGATAGTGCTCTAATTGGTTGATCCTGGTAAACTCTTCATATGCCAGTTCAGATCGGATATGAAGAATATCGCGGATGTCATCCATAACAACAGTTGGATCAATACCATCTTCAAGGTATTTATCAATAGATTCTTTGAGATATCTATATCTATGCCATTCTGGACTGTAGGGTTTGTAGTTCATAACATCATACCAGTGTACTGAATCCTTTTTGCTTGTCAAATTTTAGCACACTTTCAAATTTATCAAGTAAAGATTCTTTATGCGATATAACAAAAATATTAGCATTTTTAATGACGTATCGAATGATCTTAAGGAACTCATCTGTTCCAAATCCATCAAGCGAAGAATCGAATACCTCATCCATAATCAGCAAGTTGGTGTTGACAGAATTTTTAACTCTTGCAACTTCTCTCCATGTAAAGAGAAGTGCAAGGTCAATTCTCATTTTTTCACCCTCACTAAAAGATGAATATGAAAAATCCTCATGAATTGGGGATTCAACTGTTTCATTGAATTCTTCATCAAGTTTAAAGTTGATGTAGAAATCCATCATCTGCAGATAGCGATTAACTTGCTGATTAATGAATGGAAGATACTTCCTAATGATTTTTGTTTTTACGCCGTCATCCTTGAGCAAGGAATAGGCAAAATCGTGATAAACGATTTCTTGTCTTTTTTCTGATAGTTCTTCAATTGTCTTTGAGAGAGTTTCCCTAAACTGTTCTAATTTCTCATGTTCAGTATTTCTGTTTTGTAAGTTACTGGTAATAGTTTGAATTTCATGTTCCAGATCTCTGATTTGTCGTTGGTTGAGACTAATCCGAGTATTGTTTTGAGAAATGCCATGCGTTAATTGTGTGATTTCCTTAGATAGGGAATTAAATTGACGCTCTCTCTCTTGTTCAGACTCGATAGTTTTTTCAAGTTCTTCATATCCAGACTTGAGTTCTTTTGCTCTATTTTGAGCGTCTTCAATTTTATTTAACCGGAATGATTCTTCAATACTTTGAGTGCAGGTAGGGCATACCGTATTTTCACTAAAAAACTTATGTTCTTTAGTAATGGTAGATACTTTTTGGGAGATTTTACCTTTTAGATTGTTAAGCTTTACTAACTTATCACCAGCACCGATAACATTTTCCTGTTCCTTTGTAAGCGAATGAACTTTCTCCTCTGTGATTTTATTCTCATTTAGGTAAATGCCAACTTCTTTGTCTAGATTGGCAATCTTTTCTTTGTTGGCATTGATATTGGCATTTCCGCGATTCTCAAGTTCATCAATAAAATTTTGCTGCATCTCCTCCTTTTCTTTGAGAGTTTGCTTTTTGAAATCTAATGATTTTACTTGCTCCTTGTAGATTCGCATTTTCTCTTTGAGAAGATTATTCATCACAGAAAAAATACGAATATCCAAAAGATCCTCAATAACCTCACGTCGATTTGCAGTTGTTAACTGCATAAAAGGAACAAAGGTACTACTACCAAGAATAACAATTTGGGTAAACGATTTATAATTTACTTTTAGAATACTTTCTTCTAGAATTTTTTGGTTGGACCTATCATCTGCCTCTTTATGTAAGAGAGTTCCATCAACTTCTATGTCAAAAATATTCGGTTTAATTCCTCGTCTAATCAAATATTCTTTACCATTTAAAGAAAATTCGATCTCAACTAAACAATCCCTCTCGTTCGTAGAGTTAACGAGTTGTGGTTTGTTAATTTTGCGAAAAGGTTTATTAAATAAAACAAAGGTTAGAGCATCCAACAAAGTAGATTTTCCAGATCCATTAGTACCAACGATTAAATTGGTACTACTCTTTTGAAAGTCAATACTAGTCCATTGGTTTCCTGTTGAAAGAAAATTTTTCCACTTAATCGTCTTGAAGATTATCATTATTTGGAGGGATTACAATGTCGTTTGGCGTGATTATGGAATACTTATAATTATACCTCTTACATGTTTTTATTGCAAGTTCATCGTCAACTTCCAGAACTTCTAGTTCATCCTTATATTCTTCACTACTGATCATAATACAATATCTTTCCGCATCATCCTCATCCTCAAAAAGAAAAAGGACCTTATCTCCATATTGGTCTTGTACTGCGTATGCTCCTTCGTCTCTATTATTTTTTAAAGTTAAAAGAAACATTATTCAACCTCGCAAGATTGACGGTAAAGATCTTGAATAATTTTTTTGACCATTCCCTTATCAAGTTCCAGGTCAGACTCTTCAATATACCTATTTAATATTGAAATAGTGTTTTCTTCTTCATCAACCTCAAAATTTTCACTTTCAGTAATCTGAAAATTCTCAATAATTTTCATATCCTGAACACCGATAGAATAAAGTTTATCAATAAACTTTTCAAAATCTTTTGGTTTCGTCTTCTTACGTACAATTACCTTAACGATTTTCCCCTCATACTCCTTAAAATTAAAGAGTTGGATTGGAGTATCTTCATAGTAAATATTATAAAAAAGTTTATATGGATTATTAATTGGAGTATGTTCTAAAGTTTCAGTGTCGAAGATTGTAAATCCACGGGCATCGTTGACATCGTTCCAGAACATCTCATAAGGATTACCTAAGTAGAAGATTTTTCCATCGTCTGATCGTGTATGGTAATGACCTGAAAAGACCTTAGTGAACTTCTCAAATAATTTGCACTCCATACCGTCTTCCATGACGTGTCCACGATGCGCTCTAAATCCGTTGAGCTCAAGGTGCCCCATCGCACATAAGCTATTTGTATTTTTAATAGCGTTGACAGTATTTTGATAATTTTCAGCATTGATCCAAGGAATAAAAAGTACTTTGAGTTTATCTATATTAACTTCACTAACTTCACTATACGTTTTAATATTTGGATAAGTTTGAAGAAGAAGTTCTGGGGAGTTTACTTGATTAGTATTTTTGTAGTAGCAATCATGATTGCCAACAATCATATGTACATCATAGGATTTAAGAGGATCAAAAACAACCCTCTTTGCCCACTCTAGACTTTGATAATCAATTGACTTACGACTATCAAATGCATCTCCCATGTGGATTACAGTTTTGATGTTATATTCTTCCATTGTAGGAAAGAAAACATCATTATAAAACTTTTCAAAATATTCATGAAGATATTTTGAACCTTTACGAGCACCGTAATGTGTATCTGTAATGATGGCAACCTTCATCGATTCCTTTGAGTTATAGCATCTTTGATACTATTATAGTCCGAACTACTGCCAGAAAGCAAGCTGTCATCAACCATCATAACTTCATCATATCCAGATTTGGAAATAATTTTTGTTTTAATCTCTAATTGCTTTTTCTCTTTCTGGATTCGACGTAGAAAAGCATAGTGAATAATTTGAGTGAAGTATGCAAATGGATTCTTAGACTTATCGGGATTAAAATTGTGAATGTATTGAACACAATTCTCAATACCATCAGAAATCATGTCCTCGCGGAACATGTAGTTGACAAAGTTTGGTTTGTATGACAAGTGTGTGGCGATCTTTAGGAAACATTCACCCAGATAGTTTGTAATTGGTGGTTTCCCTGGCCAATGCTTTGCTCTATCCGCTTTGGTAGGTTCTCTACCATAGTTCTCGATGAAATGCTTTTCTACCTTAGATCTATAGACAATCAGTGCATCTAACAACTCTTTGTTGTTTACATATTGTTCTGTCTTTTTTCTAGGCATAGCATTGTTTTAAAAATATAATGTATGTACATTATAACACACTTTTAAGGCTTGACAACACAGCAGAATATGAGTAGAATACCTTTGTTAGGTTTGAAGAGATATCTTAGCTTTCTTTATTATCTTTAAGTTTATAAAGATCTTCAAGCATTTTTCTAGCGTTTTCTACCGAAGAAACGTATCCCATTTCTCTGGATGGATTCACTTTACCTGAATTTTTATTTGGTTTTCTTGGAGAGAATGATATTTCTTCGTCATTCAAGTAACTATTGTACATATCAATAACCATTTCATTTTTTAATTCTGTCATGGTCATAATGTTTTCTGGTTTAATGATATAGAAATCATCATCGGGAACTTCCATCCATGGTTTTATTTTTACCACATGACCTCTATGACTATTAATCATATGCATGATAATAGGTGATTGGAGTATTAGAACTGGATCACCATCATTATCATCCTTTGATACTAAAGATACAATTTCTTCACCAGAGACTAATTTTATTACTGCGTAAAATTCTTCTTCCATTAGTTTTTAAGCGGAATGTTTACAATATCATAGTTAAAATTTTCTTCGTTATATACTTTGATTCTTTCTATTAAATGATTAAGGGTATAATTTTTCCTGGATTTGTAGGATATATCGTCAGCGATATCATATAAAGTTGCTTTTGTCTTGTTATTGCCTTTTCTGAGTACTCTTCCAATACTCTGCAGATTTCTAATTCTGGACTTTGAAGGAGAAGCAAAAATAACATTATGGAGATTCTTAATGTTAATTCCGGTAGAAAAGGTTCCGTATGAAGCAACAATAATTGCGTCGTTCTCTTTTTCTGTAATTTCTCTCACACGTTCGCGATCTTCGGTAGCGACACCTCCATGAACGAAGAAAACATGACGATCATCCACCCTACCATTATTTATTAAATCGAATAAGGGTTGTCCATGCCCCTCAACACGGGAGAATAATATGAGCGTATTGCCTTTAAGATCAAGGGCAAGGTTACGTATAAACTTATTGCGTCGTTCATGGTTAATAATGTACTGGACTTCTTCTTCAAAGTTTTCAAACTTATGTGCAGGATGTTTCAATAGAAGCACGTTGATATCCAACTTGGCAACGTGCCCTTTCTGCATTAACTCTTCAGTCCTAATAATCTTGTATGAAGGACCAAATAAACCTTCCAAAACCCATTTGTGTGTTTGAGTTCCGTCTAATGTACCTGTAAAACCATAACGATATTTTGCATCTGCAAGTTTTGACATTATAGATATTAGAGACTTAGATTTGAACTGGTGTGCTTCATCTCCAACAACCACATTAAATCTTGAAAAGTATTGACGAGGAAGTTTGTAGATGGACTGCCAGGTGGTGATAATCACCTGAGAATCGGTCTCTCTTTCTCTCCCTGCATAAATCTTGTGGCAAAATGAACCTACGTCCCAGCCATAATCTTCAAAATCTTTATACATCTGTTCTACTAGGGAAGTCGTCGGAACGACTATCAGAGTATTTTGTCCTCTCTCAACGTGATATCTCACAATCGAGTATATCATCAGAGACTTTCCAGAGGCAGTTGGGGATATCAACAACCTTCTATTATGTCGTAGGGCGTCGTATACTCCCTCTACTTGGTAATCGCGGGGAGGGTACTTACTTACCGAAGTAATATAATCTTTCACACCTTCCTTGGAGATCATATCATTGACCTCAAAAGGAAGACCATAGAATTTGTTGTTTACAAATTCATAGGTATATTCTTGGTTTTTGCAAAACTGTATAACTTTGTCCAATAACCCAACATATATCTCACCTGTCTGGGTATTGAATAGGCGAATTTTTCCATCCCAGTACTTATTTCGGTACTGAGGCATAAACTTGGCACCTGGCACGTCAAACGTAAACTGATCTGCTAGTTCGTAGTAGACGTGTGGATCTGCTTCAACCTTTAAATATACTTCGTTCTTTTTTGAAATAATCAAATGAGACATAACCCATAAGTATCACCTATGGGTATTTAGTCTATCTTTAGAACCCTGCTTGGAATCTTTGCCACTCTATTGCATTTCTTATCTGGTAGGTTCTATTTGAAACAATTTTGATAATCTCTTCCAGAAATTTTAATTCGGTATCATAATATTTGATTTTTAGATCTATATTACTGAGTTTAGGATCTGCATCCATATGCCTCTGTAATGCCTCTTTATCTCTCACCTTATATGGGAAAGGTTCTTCAATGTAAACCTCTGCTGGTGCCTTTCCTGTGTAGTAATTATATCTTTCTAGTTTTACCTTACTATATGTTTCTCTTGCCCTTTCTCTAAGCAAAGTAATTGTGTTGTAAATTGTGTAATATTTGCAATGTAATTGTGGAATTTTCAAAGATTCATCATGTAGATTGTCAGGATCAATTACAGAATCTTTTATCCACATCTCCTGAATTTTTTCTAGATCCATTAAACAGTCACGATATCATAGATAGTATACTTGAAAGTTACCTCTGCAGTCAAGTAGTTTGTTGAATCTTCTCCTGCCTCAAAATCCATTGATGTTAGTGAAATTGGAAATAAATCTCTAAACTTTACTGTTGCTACTATGTTATAATTGCTATTTAAAATGTGTAAAGAACCATCACTGAATTGCAATCCTGGATCATCGGATCCAAATTTATTTGTGGTTAAATTTGTAAACTGTTCTGTGCTTTCTGGAAATCCTAGACCAGTTAACCATCTATGTATTTCCAAATAATTTTCTAGATTTTCGTCAATTAAGAATCTTAGTGAAAAATCACCATAGGTTAACCTATCTCCAGGAATATCTAGGTCCTTTAGGTAAGATGATTGTATTGCAGTACCTAAAGAAATCTCTGGCAATCTTGCGTAATTGCAAAAGAAGTTGACCTTTGGATGTTTTGCCAGAGTAAATCTAAATCCAATAGGAGATAAAAAATTCCTATTCTGTATTTGATTATCAAATATTGTCGACATTTTTATTTTTATTTAGAATCGTTCTTGCTTCTTCTTGCGTCATATTTGGATTTTTTTCGAGTTCCAGTGCTAACCTTCCAGTAATTTTTGCTGCAGCTACACTTGTTCCTTCACTATAGGCAACTTCACGATCGTCATATCTAAAATCTTTCAGAGCACCACCAACGCTTCGGTATTTTACTGCTGTTAATGTATCGCTGCCATCTTCAAAGTAATCTATCCTTGGACCATTGCCTCCACGATGCAAACTCGAAACGCAAATAATACCATCAGAACAACCAGGATTGGCACCTCTATTCAAGTATATATTTCCAAATGGATACCTTGACAAGCAATTGTCATAATCTATTCCGCCAGGAACATCAACTTTTAGTGAACCATTCATTGAAGATCCCACAACAATAATTCCATTATCAATTAATTTTTTTATACAGTTATCCATTTTCTCATCCCATATTGGGAGATTTTTCAAAAAATCATCTCCATCAAAATTTTCTTCTGGAATAATTCCAATTAGGGTATTCTTTTTTTCAATATTACTTAAATTTTCTAAACTGACAATCTCACCTCTGTATGTGTACGAAGTAAGTCTTTCTAACTTTACTTTCGGATATTTCCAAACAACGCTTATATTGCATATTGTTGGATTTTTTCTTTCTTTTGCAAATTCGATTATGTAGTCATAAAATCTGTATTTCCATTTTAAATACCAATCATAATTGTAGTGTATATTAAATATGTTTACATTTGGTGCAATACCCAAAGTATTCCCACCAATAATGCTTGCCATGGCAGTTCCATGAGTACCAAATTTACCCTTGAATGGTTTTACATTTTCATACACATATTCTTCGGGAGTTTCGTATCCCAATTTTTTACTGTACTTTAACCAATTAAATTTTTGTGCTCTATCATCAAATTCTGGATGATCAAACTCTAAATGTGAGTCTACTACAATAACATCAACTGCCATAAAAAGTATGATACTTCATAAACAAATTATAGTTGTGTTCAACCCAATCTTCTCTATACACAAGATCTTCATCTGGATAGTAGAATTTATAACCCAGTTGATATTCCTCCCAGGTTCTAAATGTTTCTTTTTCGTGCATAACGATTGGAATTGCTTTGCACATTAGTGCTTCATACATTCTCATGCTCCAAGGAGCATCTCCTGCAGGACACAAAGCAAATTTACTCTGACACATAACAGTATAATAGTTTTGGTCAAAACTGTTTATTATATGTACATCTTTAACTTCATCAAGTTCTTTTTGGACATGACCCCATTTTGATGTTAAAGTGTGGTCAAAATCACCAATTGGTTTGTAATCTTTTTTTGTTATTGTGTCTGTGAATTGTAAGTAAGAAGAACTTGTGAAAAACTCCTCAGCAAAATCATAAACCCATGCTCTAACTTGCTCACTTGGTGGATCTACTTTCCATGCACCAACAAAACAATAATCGCGGGTTTTTTCAAATCCAATTTCGTCCTTACATCTTTTCCAAAAAGATTTTGGCAATATAGCATAATCATGCTTCGCTGAACCAGTTTCGGGGTGTATGGCAGCACCTGGATGATTTGTTATGTCTATGCCATCTGCTTCACATTCCTTTTTTGCTGTGCTATACCACCATCCCATATTATAGCAAAGTCCTCTATATCTACTTGATAATATGTAATCTCTCTCTTCATCATCGGTACAATAAACCCAATCTGGATTTTCTTCATATAGAATTGCTCTATTTTCTTCTATTGTTGGATATTTACCACCATATCTTTTTTCAAATATAAAATCTATTTCATTATCCCTCATTGTTTTGGGATCATTATTTGTTGTGAATACCTTGTAGAATAATGGTAAATTCTCAGTTCTATAATCTGGCATTATAAAAAATCTTTTTTTTATTTATTGACAAAAAAAGAGGGCCCGAAGACCCTCTGGTATGGTATTGTGAACCTGATGGATCACATGAGGTTTGCAACCTTGACTCTTCTGTAGTAAACGTTTGAGTTTCTTTCCAGAACGCCTGGGTTTGAGAGTGAACCACCCTTTGCGAATGGGTTGGCAACAATACCATAACGGGTCTTGAAGCCAATTTTTGGTTGGAAGGTGTTCTCACCAACGGCACGAACCATTTGGAGAGGAACGTATGGGCAATAGAACAGACCTGCGTCATAAGGTGAAGAACCCTTATAACCAGCAACGTAGTACTGGTTAGCACTGTTGTTTGCAGCATAAGGATCGATGTATACACGATACTTACCAGCAAGAACACCAGCGAAGGTGTTACCAGTGTCATCAACGTTGAGGTTAGCGTTGAGCGCAGGGGTGTAATCCAGTACGCCTGCCATGGTGAGTGCGGAAGCAACATCAGCGGAGCAAAGGATCATGTTGCCCTTTCCTCTACGAGTGCGCTGTGCAATCTGGTTGGCGTCTCTTTCGATCTGGAAGATCAGACCCTTGAACTTCTCAACACTCCAGCGTCCGTTGGAATCAACATCGAGGTCGAAGGTTCCAGGATTTGCGGTATTGAGGGTTGCGCCAGTTTCAGCAACGTTATAGATGGTTCTGATGACTTCGCGGTTGATTTCAGCAAGGATCTCGCTAGAAAGAATATTAGCGAGTTCTGCTTCTGCATTCAGACCGTGAATTGCCTTCAGATCCTGAGCAAGCTCAAGGCTGTATTCTGCCTTCAGTGCTCTTGACTTAGCGGTAACGGTGACCTTCTCGATCGAGAATGCCATCTCGTTGAAGTGCTGAGATGCGCCAAGTGCCTCAGACTCATCAGTTCTCATGCCCTGACCTACGTTATAAGTAGTGCCAGTTGCCGAACCGATTGGATTGAGAAGACCAGGATTGGTGCCAGACTGAGCAGTAGTACCAAGACCAACTGCACCGTCAACCCAACCATTGGCGTTGTCGAATCCGGTGTCCTGACCAGAGAATGCAGTATCTACTTCATCGTAGAATGCTTCTGCACCATTCTGGTTGGTGTAGCGTGAACGCATTGCGAAGATAAGTCCAGTAGGACCATTCATTGGTTGAACGCCAGCGAGGTCATAAGCGACCAGGTTTGGCATTGAGCGTCTGATCAGGGAGATCAGAACTGGGTCGAAACCTGCAACAGGTGAAGCACCAGCGCCAGAGAAACCAGCGTTGCCAGTTCCAGATGGATCGGTGTTTACGGTTGGGGTCTCATAGAGAAACTCGCGCTCTTCACGGAGTGCTCTCTCTTGGTTCTCCAGGAGAACTGCGGTAACCATTCTACGGTGTGAATCAGAAATAGGAGCGGATCCTTCTGCATCCAGTAGTGGTGCCCACTTCTCCTGCAGGTGTTCGGCATTGAACGCTTGCATTTGAATTTACCTCTTTAAAAATTTGAAAAGTTTGATCTATAGTCTAAAAATCACTTTTTGGAAACTCTATTCAGAGTTGTCAGATAAGATTCCATCAAACCAGAAACTGATTTGGTTGAAATTTCAGTCGACTCTGAGATGTTCTCTGAATCGTCTCTCTGAGCGCCAGTATTCTCTTTGAAATATGAATTTCTCAGAGTTACAAGCTTCTCACGATAGCTCTCTTCACCATCAAACTCAACATTTTCTGCAAGAGAAGCGAGCTTGTCTTTCTGGGAAAGTGCAAGACCTTCAGCAACTTCCGCAAAAATTACGTCAGCAACTGATTCTGCTAATCTCTTATTTAGAGCAACATTTCTTTGAATTTGCTCGTTGAGTTTAGACTCCATTTCATCTAGTTTATCTACCATGCTCTCAAGCACATCATATCTATCTTCAGGGATTGTTACATAATGATCTTCAAAAAGACTCTTCATTCCTTGGAGGAATGATTCTGTCATTTCGGTCTTAAGACCGTGCTCAATAGCGAGTTGATTTTCAGAAACCCACTCGTCGGCAACATACTCAAGGTATGCATCGACACGCTCGGTGAGTTCGGTACGAATTGCAGTAACTTCTTCTTCGAGAGTTGAAGCATATGCTACTTCTAACTCTTCCTTAACTTCTGCAACTTTTGCCTTGATAGCAGTTTCAAAAATGGTACGTGCCTTCTCTTGGAATTCCTCGGAAAGATCTTCACCAGCAATAAGAGCATTGATGTCTTCTTCAACATCATATGTCTCTTCTTCGGCAACTACCTCTTCGATTTCTTCTACTACCTCTTCTTCGGTAGTTTCCTCTTCTGCAACGATCTCTTGGTCGTCTCCGACTTCGATCTCTTCTTCTTCCTTAACTTTAGCAGGCATTGCATCCGCAGGCTTAGCGCCTTTGTTTACAACGTCCTTAACTTGCTTAAGGGTTGCTGAAGGTTCTTTTAGTTTTGCCGAATCATCGTCGGACTTATAATTTTCTGGAGTTGGACCACCGAGATCTTCAATAGCACCGAGTTGGGTACCTGGATCTGCCAGTTTTGGCATTGGATCTGCGGACTTTGCTCCTTTGGTTACTACGTTTTCCATTTCTTGTAAATTGCTACCAACGGACATTTGATTTATAGATTTTGTATTAATCTATATTTATTTATAATTTAAAGATTTGAGAGGAATTCGTTGAATAAGTTCAACTTATGCTCTTCAAGTCTTCTTTGGTCGACGAGAGTATTAATTCTCTTTTTGGTTTGTTCTGCGAGTTTTTCACGAAGAATCCCTCCTTCCCAAACCCACTCTTTTCCTTCCATGATTCCTGAAACAAAAGCATCAGGTGCGGATGGGTCAGCGACGATGTCTGCTGCGGTCGCAAGCATGAAATCTTCACCAACAACTTTGATACCATTGCGATCTTCTCTTAATGAACCAATACCACGAGAAGAAACACCAAGCATTACACCTTCATCAAGAAGTGAAGATGCAATCTTGCCCATAGGTGTATTGAGGATTTGTGCTTTACCTCTAAAATTATTTCCCTCTTGAG